GTGTTCGCATGATTGATACAATTACGTTTACGATTGGTGGTCAGATTATGCAGCAGTTTAATAGTGATTGGATTTCCGCCCGTGCTACCCTAGATTACGATAGTGATACATATAACAAATGGCGCGTGATGGTGGGTGATGTACCAGAATGCTTTGATCCTGCCGCCGGTGTATATGCGGATCCGACAGTTCCGCCAGGACAGGGATATCCAAATGTTATTAGCTGGCGAGGCACTTCGACAAATCCGGTGCCGACACAAAACAATTCGGCATCCATTCCTGGTCGTATTCTACGTATTCCTCTGGGTCTATGGTTTAGCGATTTCCCAGAGAATGCGCTGCCGCTCGTTGCCCTCCAGTACCACGATTCAGAGGTGACTATTCAATTACGCCCTATTCGTGACTTATATACAATTCTTGATTTGTCAGGAGCCAGGGTACGTCCTGGAGTTCAGACCTTGAGTCCCAACTATTTATCAAATGGTACCTCAACCGATTTATATACACAGATTTGGAATCAAAAGTACTATGGAAATATTCCGCTCAGTATGACAGATTTATATGGCGGAAGTACCGATTTAAGCGGGTCTATGAAGTATTTCCTGACGGATATCAGTGGCGCCGTACCGTTGTTAGATGGTTGGCCGCTCAACGCAACTCTAGAGGCGACGTATACGTTTCTACAAGATGATGTCCGTCTAATGTTTACAAGTAGGACTCTCCGCTACAATGTCCGTCAAGTTCAATGGTTCACGTTTTATGGTATAACAACTAGAAATACGTATAGGCTGGATGTGCATAATGTCGCAACGCGATTAGTGTATTTTGCCCGTCGTAATGACGCTCTCCAATATCGTAATCAGAATATCAATTTGACAAATTGGATGTACACCCTAGGCGCAAATCGTCCATTTGTGACACCGACACCCTATTGGGCATACCCCAATTCAGTATGTACAAACGCCTCTTCTCTGAGTATTTTACCATATTTCTCCCCTACTCCCTATCCAGGTGCTATTAATGCGCCGATTGGACGATCAGGTATTAATCTTGCGGGTATTCAGCGGGATATTTTGCTCAACGTATTTATTACTGCCAACGGTAATGCTTTGTTTGATAGCCAGGATAACGATTACTTCAAGAAGTATGTACCATTCCGTTATATGAATGGTGGTTCTACAGCAGTTCAAGCGTTGGGAGAGGCGACTCAGTATGAGATGTGGCCGGTGAATGCGTATAGTTTTTCATTGAATGGATCGTCGGTCCAGCAGCCAACGGGTACACTCAATACAAGTCGCATTGACCGTTTGGAGATGGATGTAGATGTTGCGCCAATCCCCTATCTTGCCGGTTATACATACAATCTCTATACGTTTGTGGAGACGCTGAATTTCTTAGAGATTAGCAGCGGTTTGGGTGGTCTCAAGTTTGCTCGCTAAAAGGTCTTTAAGACCCCTGGGGTCTTTAAGCCCTCGCACAATTTTTATACGAGTTCGCTATACGAATTCATATAAAAACTCTAAACCACGGGGTTTAGTACTTATTGACCCACCAGTCGTCCCAGAAGTAGGGGGGCTGGTTGGCATTGGGGTCCGTTGATGGCGCCACAACCGTCTGAACGTTCGCGCGCTCACGGTAGAGGGCATCAATATGCGAGTAGTTGAGGGCATAGGCAAAGTACTTGAGGCGAGACACCATTCCCTTCATGGGTCCTACAACTGTGTAGTCAGAGAAGAGTGTAGGGTCGTAGCCGGTCTGGTCTGGGAAGTACATATTTTTCATTACATAGATGCCGCCAGAGTTGAGGCGGGGAACGGTTGTCAACTTCATACGGACGGAAATGTTACCATTGACATAGACGTCTAGGTTGGTTCCCTTGAGCAGGATGACAAGGTGGAACCACTTGCCGACAGGTACATTTGATACTGTTACATAGTTATCCCAGCTGTTGATTGTATTCATATAGATGCGGAGATTGTTGGCAGCACTCTCAACAAAGACGGCGGGGGCGAGATTCGGGAAACCGACATCACTGCCCTTGTGGAAGATATGCTTGAGTTTGACAGGAGCATTGCCCTTTGCCGAGCCGGGTCCAGAAGTATTTCCACACGAGTCCGTGGTTGAGCCCTGCTGTTCAAATGTATCGGGGTGGATGAAAATGAACATAGAGTATGAGAAGGCAGAGCCCTGCTGCTCATCACGACTGTTGTATAGGATTGGGAAACCGGTATTCAATCCCTGCGGGATGCTTACCGATGTAGCTGTACTATTGTCAAAGAGAACAACCGCCTGACGATCCAACTTTGTTAGAAACGCATTGACTTGTTCGACCATCCCCATTACCACCTGTAATCCAATCATCGTAAGAATAACGATAGCAAGTTGGGGAATTAAGCCGTCACCTGATAAAAATCCGGACACAGATTCCATTTCCTCTATTTATAATTGGTTTTATAAATGGAGAATTGATAAATATTGGTTTACAGGTACTGCGACCAGTTTCCGCCGCCGTGGTAACTGAGTTTGATGCCTATCATATTAAAAAGGGCGCGTACAACGCTTGTAGTACCCTGAGGACCCGCCTGGTAGAGACCATAGATGCGGTCCGGGGTAAGTGCTGCGCCAGAGAAGAATACGCCGTTGAGGAAGCCATTGAAACCGCCCGCAATGGATGTATTGACATACTGGTTACCACTGCCTGATGGTGAGCCAACAACAGGACCCGGAAGTACGCAAGAACGGTTGAGCTTACCGTCGTAGTATACATCAAGTACACGACCGCTGACAACACATGTGAAGTTGATCCAGCGCTGCATGTCAATATCATTAATATCGCATACAGGTGTTGTCGTCATATTACCAAATGTCTGTAGGGCGGTGGAAGGGGTTGTCGCATTTGAGGCGAAGTTGGACTGCCATGTGAGTTCGCTAGAGGAGATACCGCGTGTATGGAAGCGAACGCCGAGCATATTTGTGGTTGGGTAGAGGAACGCTACCATTAAGTAGGCGGGTGAGCCGCTCGTTGCGTTGCTGACCAAAGGGTCAGTGACGGTAATGACCGGCTTGATGACACCGGACTGGTTGGCGTCCCAAGTGCTAATGTACATCCACCAGCTGATTGTGAAGTCGGCGCCTTCTACAATACGAACTAGAGGGTTAGGGATGAAGTTCGGGTCGGGCTTCTGGCTATCATCGTAGTTGATACAGTACTTTGTAGTCGTCGCCGCGGTTGAGCCCTGGGGGACTAGACTATTGGATGAGTTACCAGGTACTCCGTAGACTCCACTTGTCATATTCACCTGGATGACGTAGCGCTCAAGCTCGGAGCCGGCTGTCAAGTAAGTGTATACAAGGTAGCAGACCACGGCTAGAACTAGTAAATAGACTACATTCTGTACTAGCTGCGAGTTTTGCGCATAGAACTGTCTTGCTGCGTTCATACTTCTTCTAAACTATATTGTTAAAAATCTTCAGGCGTATTCGTAATCCACATATTCCAATCCGTTGTTCCCGCCCTTGGACTGCTTGCCCTTATTAGGGCAGAAGCCGGCATGACACATTAATTTGTATAGTTCGTGCCAGATGCTCTTGAATGTAGGTTGTGCGTCCGGGATATTTGGCTTACCTCGTAAATCGGTAACGTGCTTGTAATTTTCCCATATCTCTTTCTCTGTGAGTCGGCGTGGCCAGGCTTGTATCATACCGGCTTGACCCCAGAAATCCGGAGCGGTCTCAAGAAGCATACCGGTAGGATTGGTCCAGGTTAGATTTTCAAGTATAAGTGATGTAGCATGGTGCGCATTCAAATACAAATCAATAGAACGCCCCTCTACAGCGATAGTAATCTGGTTCCATCGGGAATTCATTACGTGGTCAATCTCCGCATAGGGCGGTGGTGTAAATTGCCCGTTCATCATCGTTGGCACAAGCGGTGTTAGACGTACAAGTGCTTTTTGATGTACAGGATCAAGTACAAAATCACCGACACCGATGAGTTTGACAAGCGGCTTGAACCGATAGTCACCTTCGGGACCCGCAAATGGAATACGCTCCATATTCAACTTGTCCATGTAGATGAAGAAACTGACAGTAAAGTTGCTTTTCAGCGATTTAGACAGTTGTGCGGTTGTAAGTACCGATTTGAGTGTAGAGCCACGTTGATGTTCGGACTTGATTCCGTCTAGAACAAAAGGACCGAGCACTGTAGTTTCGTCTGATTTAGGCATAAAGTATAATATATATACGATAGCCACCGCAATTATCAACAGAACTACTATAAGAAATATAAATCGGGGATTCATTCCTCTTATAGTGTAAGTAGGTTTTAGAGCAACGACTTAGCATTATTGTACATGTTTTGTAAGGAATTATCACTTGGCGCGGACGCCTTAAGAGCGGGGTCTTTGGGCGTATCGCAGGTGCTCGCAGGTGGTAAGAACGGTGGAAATGAGATTGGGCAGAAATCAACCAGGAGTCCATTATCAAGCGCATAGGGCCAGACATATAGATTCTGAATAGACGCATTCGCAACTGCGGGTCCACATAGACCGTATACTACATTTTCAACGGCGCGCGGCTCTCCAGCAAGCACCTTTGTCAGTTCCAATTTACAGTTGAGGTCTATTTCAAGCACCTTGTTATGGACACTCACAGTGAGGCGTAGCGGCTTGTCCACGGGCACATCAGAAATACGACCGGATTCACGAAAAACTTCACCACTCTTTGATTTTGTATCTACAAATACAAGAATATCGTTGGTGTTAGGGTCTAAAAATATACCGGGATTGAGACGACGTGGTAGTCCATATGGTGGTAATTGCGAAGCGCCGGCGCTTACGACAGCGACCCCAGTCGTATCACTATACAATTCATCACTGCCACGGTGAAAGATATGACGGTATGGTCCCTCTATATTTGAAACATTACGTGTATTTGAGAGTAATAAATCAAAATGATAGGTGTACTTAGTATCTGCGTCTACGGGAAGATTATCGTCCTCTGTAAGACGTAGATTGCTCGCGCCCCCCATACCGTTTTTCCAAAATATATGAGCGTGGTCAAGTGCCTTATATCTCTTTGGGCGAATATCAAACATTTTGAGCGAGAATTTATGACCAGAGAGTAACAGATAAATGAGAACCAACACCAGTCCTAGTAATACATAAAGAATTATGTTACCCGTGCCGCCAGGTGCTAGTTTTTTTACGCTAGTTACAGCATTAGCAGCCGCATTGGCTGCCGCACCGGGCATATTTTCAAAGAGTGATGCCATTCCTACTTAGACACGAGACTAGAGTTTGAGCGCTTTATAAAAATCTCGTATAGTTCCGTTGCGAACAAATGTATTCAGTTTCAGTCCGGTAGGTTTAATAAAGTTATTACCAGGCGTACGTAATTTACCCTTATCAAATGTATTACCATCATGCGCAATGACGAGCATAACTTTCTTGGGGTCAAGTTGAACTAGGGGCACCGTGTAATTACGGGTGAATTCAATCTCTTCGGCGTAGGCACGGGATTCATCGCACCGGTTCTCCTTCACGTACGACTTCGTAAATGCCATAGTGCCGAATGTGCCATGATTCGGTCCGTAGGGACCGGTTTCCCAGATGGAGCCGTCGTCAGGAAAGAAGACGTGATTGCGTGTAGAGCCCGCCAGGGTCGCCTTGCGCGAAACCAGCGTCATCACAGCGTGATTGACACGGTCCGGTGGATAGTAGTCGTCGTCGTCCATACAGACCAGAATTTCACCCCGTGCCGCCTCGTGAAGACGGTTGCGCTTGGCACCGATACTCAACTTCGTCTCGGAACGAATATACTGGATATTTATTGTTTGAAACTCAGGACGAAGTAAATCCTCTATCGAATCGGAGCCATCATCAAAGACCACCCATTCCATACGTTCTTTTGGGTAGGTTTGGTCCTTAATCACTGCTATCAGATATGGAATGAATTTACGCCGATTGTAGGTCGGAGTGAGAATAGATACAAACGGCTTCGTTGCCGATTTAGGTAATTTTCCAGGCCAAGCAACAACGGACATCTTAATTATATTTAAACACCCAACTATTTAGACCCATTCTCAACATTTTACCCTATGGGATTTAAACCCCGCCAACAAAAAAGCGGTAGATACCATGTCCATTATTTCACGGAGAAAACTATGGTCCTTTTTTGAAGCCCTGTACAGCCAGGAATTAAATGAAGAGTCGGCAAAGGCAGTTACACCACAGTGGTTAAAAACGCCGCTTTTGCTACATCAGCAGTCGGCGCTCGCTGCCGCCCTCCGTCTGGAATCCGCAAAGACGGACGGATTAGAGGTGGATGCCGTTGCGGGCGAGGCGGTTGGCGGAAAACTCTATACGTCGTACGGTATTCTAGGAGACCGTGTAGGATCGGGCAAATCACTTACAGCCCTCTCCTTGGTGAAAATGCCTCCGCCACCGGCGTTGTATAATGAATATATTGTACGTGGCAATGCGATTCTAGGAGACGGACGAGATGTAGGGCTTCTTCGTACTCGTACGCAAGTCATGAGTGCCACAGGAACCAAACTCAGAGAAGTGAGCACCTCTCTTTTCGTAATTCCCCACGCCTTAATGGGACAATGGGAGATGTATGTAGAAAATCATACAAGTCTCAAGTGCTGTTTCGTCAAAAAGAGGAAAGAAGCCGAATCACCAACATTGTTAGAAACTATAGAACAATATGACGCGCTCTTCGTATCCTCCACCATGTGGAATTCGTTCCGTGCGATTCATCATCCAAAGAATATTCTTTGGAGACGGGTCTTTATAGATGAGGCAGATAGTGTTGGAATTACGACCGATTGGGATGATATTAATGGGCTTTTCTATTGGTTCATTTCGGCGAGTTGGTTGAATTTAGTATTTGCGGGCGGAGCGTATTTTAATGTGCTGAGTGCCTATACTCCGCCAGAGGAGACGCCTCAATATGTGATTGAACGGGTAAAGAAACTTCAGAATAATCACTATTTACAGATTCCTGGTTGCCGCCATGTCAATATTGTGAGACGTATGTGCGGTATTTCGGCGAATCATTCAACGGTAGCAATTAATGCGGCGGTGAGCCAAAGTGCCCGTCTAATTATCCATTCATCAGAGGATTATATTAAGACAAGTTTTACGATGCCGACGACAACAACACGTAAGATTGTTTGCGCAACACCGACAAATATTCGGGTGCTGGATAGTTTCATTTCGCGGGATATGATGGAGCGGCTCAATGCGGGCGATATTGCGGGTGCGTTGGAGAGTCTAGGAATGAATTCGTATACAGAGGCGGAAATTACAGATGCGGTGACGGCAGCGATTCAGAAGGAACTTCATAACGCAAAGGTGACCTATGAATATAAGAAGACGCTTGAATATTCAACGGAGGCACTCAAGCAGAAGGCGATTGAAGCACAGGAGCAGAAGATTGCCTCTATTGAAAGCCGTATTTCGGCAATTCAGGAACGGCTCAAGCGGACAAAGGAGCAGACGTGCCCAATTTGTTATTGCGATTTAACCAATCCATCGGTGACTCCGTGCTGCCAACAGTTATTCTGTTTTCAGTGCCTATGCGAGTCTTTGAAGCGGGTCGCAAGTTGCCCACTCTGCCGCGCACGTATTGAAAATATAAAGGATATTAAAGTTTTGGGAGAGACAGCCACCCAGCCTCAACCGCAACAAGATGTCCAAAAACCGAATCAACTCTTGAATAAGAATGATAGCTTTGTGAGGTTTATGAAGGAGAATCCGACAGCACGTGTACTTATGTTTAGTTCGTACGATGCGAGTTTTACGAAGTTGGAGGATTCGCTAGATGCTGCGGATATCAAATATTCTATGCTCAATGGTTCACAGGCACGTATTGCGAAGCTCTTACGGGAGTTCAAGGCAGGTAAGTATAATGTTCTTTTCTTGAATGCGCGAAATATGGGAGCGGGTCTCAATATTGAGTCGGCGAGCCATGTAATGCTGTTTCATCGTATGTCAGCGGAGTTGGAGAGCCAGATTATTGGTCGCGCGAACCGTTTGGGTCGCACAAACTCACTCGAGGTAGTATATCTCATCCATGAAAATGAAATGACTGCCCATTAAAGGAAGGAACCACCATGCCGAATCCAGTGGTATCAGTCGATAAATCCGGCAAAGTGCCGGTATATATCGTCAAGAAGATTTTGACCGATGAGGAAACAAAGGCGAAAACTCGTATATTTATGAAAGATGAGGACTTCCCTGTAGTTCTCAAAGAGGATGCGGATGTCTATACGGAAGACGGAAATCTCCTGTTGCGATTTCGCAAGGGTGTCCTTAGCGAAAACGAGGCGACCAATACATATGAGGCACTCAAGGAGTTTGCGAAGCATTCGTCAACGGACCGTGGTATTGCGAGTGGATCTAGTAAGGGAACAGAGACGGGAAAGAAGAATCCGGTGAAGTCAAATATTATTGGGTACTTTGATAAATGGTCGGTGAGCCAAAAAGCGACATTTAAGCATTCGGGAATCCGCATACCAAGTCAATGCCGTCTTACAAGTTTCAATTTGAAGCATCCCGACAAGTGGGAGAAATGCCTACCGCTCATCCGAGAGATTGATGAGCAGTATAAGCGTCTGTGTCCGAAGGAGCACGCCAGTCAACTCAAAGCCGCAAAGTCAACACCATTTCATATCAAAGGTACAGCGTTTTCAACAATTACGACGAACTTGAATTTTCGTACAGCGGCACATACCGATTCGGGAGATTGGCCGGACGGTTTCGGTAATCTGGTTGTGTTAGAAAACGGTGCGCCGTACAAGGGAGCCCATACCGGGTTTCCGCAGTACGGATGTGCGGTGGATTGTAGACAGGGAGATTTCTTGGCGATGGATGTTCATCAGTTACATGGCAACAGCCCTATGGAACCGCAGGACGAGACGAGTATGCGGCTGAGTTTGGTCTCATATTTGCGCGAGGGCATTGTGAAAAAATGCCGAGGAGCAACTATGTATGATGCGGAGAAGTTGGAGAGACGCCTAAGTCATTGGCGAAAAACGCAGAAGAAACGCCGTTAATCTGCCGATTTATCGGCGAGAGTTGCGGCGAGTGGAGCGGCGAGCGGAGCGCGCCTTCTTTGTGAAGCGACCCTTGGTGTTGCGGGGCTGCTTCTTGGCGGCGGCGCGGTGGAGCGCACGGGTCTTGCGGTTGAACTTGCCGGAGCGGGGTGAGTGGAAAGGATTAGCCATTCTGTTCTTATACTCAAGACAGCGATTTTATTTGGACACTACGGGTGGTTTGAATGTTTTGAGTACATCCAAACCAAATGTCTTCTCGGCTCGCTGGTCACGCAAACGCACTTCGGCAAATCCGGATTTCTTGCTCAAGTTTATCTTTGCCAACCCAGGATACGCCGCGACCATGGCGTGGGCGGATTTATCTACACGGTTTTTGGTTCGCTCCTCTTGCATACCACCGGGCTCTTTATAGTAGGCGGTGATGGGGGCTATCATTTCGTACCGGAGAACTCCTCCGTCAACGAGGTACATAATAATAGAGCGCTGAACATCCTCTTTATCATCAAGGGTCACCTTCAATACATCAATACCTGGATTGATGATTCCCCAAGCAGATCCAATAATATAACGTAAATCTTCGGTTACACGGTTGTGCATAAAGAAGCCGTTGGCGACCGGATAGAAGCCGAATAATCGGAAACCGGTTTTGGCAGCCATAGCAAATCCGTCACGAAAGATCTTATCCAGGGACCGAACCGGCTTTAATCCTCCGTCGGCGAGCATCTTGAACTCTTTGATATCATCATCAATGTTCATAATCTTCTTGCCGATAGGAAAATACCGGGTTATGAAATTACGGACGGCACCCATACCGGGCTCGGCGACGACTAACTTACCGTAGCTACCGGGTTTGAGCACGGAGCGATACTTCTCTTTCTCCTCCTCGGTCGCTACGAAGACGTGAATGATTGAGGCAGGAATACCGGCATCGGCAAGCATCGCTAGCGATTTGTCGCGGAGAGTTTCCGCACGCTTATACGACGGAATAGCGATAATATAAGAGCCGCTACCGACTTTGCGGGTTTTGCGCACACCAGCCATCTCTACCTTTATCTCTTGTTTGAAATCCCAGAATCCTTTCTTCTTCTACCTCAAATGGACGCCAAACAATGCCCCTGGTGCCAACGGTGGTGCTTGAAAGATTATGCGTGTAATTATATTTTTGCGTGCGGGCTTCCGACTGGCAATAACAACTTTTTCATAGGTGGCGGTTGTGGCAGGTCGTGGTGCTGGGAATGTGGTAAGAAGTTTTGTACTACTTACATCAATCCCGAAACGGGTCATAAAAATCCGCATGCCAAAGAATCCCATACAGCCGAATGCTGTAAACAGGAGCCTGGTTTTAAACAGGACGAGTATTGTCCAGGCGGACATAATAGTCATTGCGAGAAGCGGTGGACTTGACCGGACTAAACAGTACTGACGGACTAACTAGGAAACGGTATGGGCTTAGGAATATCCAGTGCCTGAATGAGTCGCATAAACCGATTGGCATCGCCGGTAGGGAACCAGCGTGGTAGCATTCCCCGCCAGAATTCCGTGTTCTCCCATACAGCCGCGCCAATCTTCTTGCCGTGACCTGGACAGTCCTTTTTCTCTAATTCAACCTTTGCCGCTGTAATGAATAAGTTCGCCTTCCAAAACGTTGAGTCAAATCCACCGTCAAAGACGGGATTTGCTTCTACGAAAGCGTCACGCATCTCGCATAAATAGCGGAACTGATTATATAACATAGACTGCTTGGACAGCACCGCAGTATATTCCATATCATCATCGTTCCATACAGATGTTTTCTCATCATTGACGGCGTAATGTCCAAAAAGGATTTGGTTGACCGCTTGGAGTTTTGCCTGGTACGTGAGAGGGAACAGAGTCCAATGCTGAAAGAAAAAGGTGTAGTAGTCTAGCCGATCGGAGGCGAGAATCGTTTGAAATACCGATTTATATACTTCGTAGCCCCGTTCGTTATTGCCAATGAATCGGCAAATCCAAGTGGGTAACGATTCGTGTAGATGGAGCCCCGCCAAATTCAAATCATTATTATTGAGCGGTACTTCGGTGGTCATATCTAGACTTCCACGTAAGAGTTGCCCTACTGCCGACTTGATGGTTTCACTTCGTCGGATACGATTGGAGCCGAGTGCCTTCGCATCTGCCAGACCGACTTCAATTGTATTTTTGACATCCGCAACCGAAATCGTCCCCTGAATCATGTCGGTCTTGATTTCCCGCACGGACTGTAAGATTTTACGTAAATCACCGGAATGAACGGTAAGCAAATCGGTGGCGAGTTTCATGAGGTCGCAATTCTTAGGCACTTTCTCAAATTGCGTGTTAATCAGGGCAAACACATCGGACGGGGACGGTGCTGAGATTTGGAACGTCTTACATAACTTCAAGAAAGGCTGGAACTTCTTCTCCATCCATTCGTTGGAAATACAGACAATCGCATTATGACCGTTGTACTCCTTTAGAATACGAACCAACTCGGAAAGACCGCCCTTGTCGCCGACGGACATGCCGTCAATCTCGTCCAGAATGATGCCAAGATTGCGTGGACCCTCGGGTCGGAAGAAGTCAGCCACGTTACAACTGCGTAACAGGGGAACGAGCGATTCTTCTACGGCGGCTTTATGACGGTGCTGGGACGCATTCCATTCAACGACTCGGTACCCCGCTTGTTCGAGAGCCAGGCGTGCCAGAGTCGTTTTACCGATTCCAGGCGGTCCGTACAAAAACAGAGACGAGGGTGTTCGTGGCGCAGGCTTTTTTGCCCAATCAATGATTTGGCTAAAAAGGCTTGTATGAATGGTCGCCATTTAGATATTAGGTGGCGAATGTCTTTAGGTGTTTATTGTGTCATCAGTGCTTGGAATTGAGCCATTTGTGCCGGTGTTAGACTTGGTACAGCTGCTGTTGCTGCTGCTTGGAATTGAGTAAAGGTTGTTCCAGCCGGAACTAGACCTTTCGCAACTAAATCTGATACCAGTTGTTGAGCTTGTGCATCCGTAGGTTGTTGCGCCCCCGTAGGTATATTATTCGCTTTTGCGTAAGTTTTTAACTCGCTAAAATCTGCTAACAGTTGATTGCCCGTCATTGGCGTCAAAGCACCAGCCGGTGCCGCAGAAGACGCCGAGGCACCTAATATAAACCACCAGGCACCGCACCACCAGGTACCGCACCGCCACTCATGGAAGGAACTGTACCCGTTGTGCCGCTCATTGGCGTTAAACCACCGGGTACGGGTGGCACAACGGTGCTTGTCTGACCGCTGAACATAGGAGCACCACTAGAATAAGTGTTCATCATCGGCGTTGAAGAATCACCTACCGAATTGTAAGAGAGCCCAGCCTTTGTTAGACGCTGTACAAATGCCGCCTTTCCAGCTGGCGTCGCAAAATCAATTAGAGGGTCAACCGAAAATCTATAAGCGGGGTCACTAATTTGTGTAGAAATCTGATTAGGATCCATCTTTCTGAGTCCACCATTACGGCTGACCCCAACAAAATCTACGCAAAAATACTGTGAAGAGGTAGTCGGTCTGTATAATCCGCTATTATTGGGGATAACCGATAGATAGTCGGGGCAGGCACCAGAGCCGGTTTCAAAATCGGGGTCCGCCGGAATCGGCAAGACAAACCACTTAATCCAATAGTAGTAAAAGATGAGGAAACCGCCAATAAACCATAGTACGCCGGCGACCGGCTTATGTAAACCGGTGTAGTAAAAATAAGCACTGAAGCCAAGAAGAAGAAGACCAATTACCCAATAAGACTTCTTTTGAATATCACGCACCGTACGTGCCCATTGTTTAGCAGCAATATTTGATGTTGCTGACATCTCTATCTAGACTATCGGTTTTTACCTACTGCCCAAATGTTGGCGATCCATTAGAATTTGTTCCCTGTGTAGGCAATGAATTATCGCCTACTGAATTGAAAGAGAGACCAGCCTTCAATAGGCGCTTCACAAACGCCGCCTTTCCAGCTGGCGTCGCAAAGTCAACGGTTGGGTCTACAGAGAATGTATAGGATGGATCGCTAATTTGCTGAGAAGCCTTTGTAGGATCCATCTTTCTGAGTCCACCGTTGCGACTGACACCGACGTAATCTACACAGAAATACTGCGTAGAGCTGGTAGGTTGGTATAGACCACTGTTGTTAGGGATGACCGAGAGATAGTCGGGGCAGGCGTTCGTGCCTGTCATAAAATCTGGGTCCGGAAGTGGTTGTGTAACAAACCATTTAATCCAGTAGTAAAAGAAGATTAAGCCGCCGCCAATAAACCATAGAACACCAGCGACTGGGCGATTTAGGGAAGTATAAAAAAAGTAACTGAGTCCGATTGTAAATAATACCGCCGATATTAGATAAGCATTTCTCTGTAGGCTCTTCATCGTGGCATCCCATTTCTTTGCCTGTGATGTGTTCACAACGGACATACTTCTAATAAAGTTTTATGTTTTTTTTGATAATTATCAAACTGACAATTGTCGTAAAAAAAGGAGAGACTGTGTTTAGTTGATGCGAGCAACTGGTGTGGGTACGCCAGTACCACCGCCGTAGGTCTGTCCACCGAGACGGATGTAACCGCAGTAGAAGTCCGTGTCGGAGCCCGCGAGGCAGCCATTACCATCACCTGTACCGTAGTAGCCGTTGGTGCCCGTTGTAACAAGCTGAACGCGGCGGAGAACGGTGGACTGGGCGCCGACCGCAGTGGCGAGATTGGGGTCAGGGATGTAGACGTTGCGACCCATATCACGGAGTACGGCTGAGCCAGGGGTGGAGAGGAGACCTAGAGCGTAGTTATTGCCGAGTGCTGCGCTGCCGAGTGCCCAGGGTACAAGATTATTGTTAGAATCAACAATAGACGAGGCAATAGATGTAATATTTGTCCATAACTTATTAGGCTGGATCTGGTTCCAGTTGCGTCCAATGGAAGTCATTTGTTTATATCAAGTAGAGAGAAAAAAAATACCGGAATGTTTAGTTCAGGCGAGCAACACCAGAGGGGACACCATTGCCGCCGGCGTAGGTCTGGGCGCCCAGGGAGATGTAACCGCAGTAGTAATCTGTATCAGAGCCAGTGCCGGCTGGGAGACCATCACCTGTGCCGTAGTAGCCACCCATGGTGCCGCTTGTGACAACCTGAACGCGGCGGAGAACGGTAGACTGGGAGCCGACCGCAGTGGCGAGATTGGGGTCAGGGCGGTAGACATTGCGACCCATGTCTCGGAGGACTAAGGTGCCAGGGGTGGAGGCAGCACCGAGGATATTGTAGTTTGCGCCTGTTACAGCTGCCTGTAGCCAGGGGACCACATTATTGTTGGAGTCAACAATTGTAGAGGTAAGGGAGGTGACGTTGATGTAGAGTTTATTCGCAGGAATCTGTGCATAGCTGGCTAAGACAGAGGTCATGGTTTTATATCTTTTGTTAAGAAAAAAAATATAAAAAAAAGTTAAATATTTAGTTGAGCCGAGCAACACCGGTGGGCACACCGTTGCCACCAGCGTAGGTCTGGGCTCCGAGAGAGATGTAACCGCAGTAGTAGTCTGTGCCTGTACCCGCACCGGACGCAGCATTATCACCCGTGCCGTAGTAACCGCCAACACCACCGCTGGTAACAACCTGAACGCGACGGTAGATAGTAGACTGTGAACCGACGGACGTTGGGGTGTTTGCGTTTGGGCGGCGATGGTTCCTTCCCATATCTCGGAGGACTAAGGCGCCAGGGGTAGAGGCTAGACCGAGGAGAGCATAGTTCGTCGTGGCATTGCCGGCTACGAGCCAGGGGACCAAATTGTTGTTGGAGTCAACGATAGTAGAAGTAACCGAGGTGATATTGATGTAAAGAGAATTTGCCGGAATCTGAGCCCAGTAACGTGCCTGAGATGTCATGTCTTTATATATTTATAAAAGAAAATAATTACATAAGACGAGAAATTGTGCTTGGGAAAAAACTCATCATGGTACTAGGCTGATTGCCCATACGAATATAGCCGGTGTAAGAGCTGACATTTGTGCTATGATGCCCATGCGATACACCACCTGTAATAAGCCGAATTTTACGCAAAACAGTGGAATAAGGATGATCGGTGTCAGGGTCAGAAATATGTGAACCCATATCTCTTAGAACTGCCCTGCCTGGACGAGATAGAAGAGAGGTAATGGTTGAATCGGCTACCCATGGCACCGGAAGATTGTTGGAATCTACGATGGATGAGTGAATTGGACCATTATTAATGTAAAGACGATTTGTACGTATATAAGCATTGTGTTTGTTTGACATTTGTCTTTACACTTATTTAAGAAATAAATGTATAGAAATTAAACGCTAGAATATTAAGCAACCGTTTAGTTGAGGCGGGCAACACCAGAGGGGACACCTGTACCACCGGCGTAGGTCTGGGCACCGAGACGGACATAGCCGCAGAGGTAGTCGCTCTCTGAGCCGGCGCCAGCAGCACCGTTGTCGCCTGTACCGTAGTAGCCGTTGTTGCCCGTGGGGACGAACTGAACGCGGCGGAGAACGGTGGACTGGGCGCCGACCGCAGAGGCGAGATTGGGGTCAGGGATGTAGACATTGCGACCCATGTCACGGAGAACAGCCGCACCTACCGTAGAGAGACTGCCAGCTACAGACGCAACGACCCAGGGGACAGGGTTGTTGTTGGAGTCAACAATGGTGGACTGCATAGGAACTAAGTTGATGTAGAGCTTGTTCGCAGGGATCTGTCTCCATTCATGGTTAACGGAAGTCATTTGTTTATATCCTGTAAAAAGAAAAAAATATTCTAAGACAAGGACAAGGAGCAACCATGAGCACACTTGATGAACAAAGTCCAGGAAGAGTATCCCTCAACGCACCTATGGATAAAGATGTAATGAACCTGCCCGGTTTCCAATATACAAAAGCCCCTCCGTCCACTGCCGGACAAGACGGAATCCGAGGTAATTTTGAGCAGACACCCCTGAATCAAGCCTTCTTTTCTGAGGGAAATTTCCAGATTGTTCAGAATTCTATTCGTAAAACAGTATTTGATAAGTCTGGTGATATTATTGATCCAGTAAGTACAGATGATTTATTTATGGTTATGCGCGCCATCTTTCTTTGGTACAGCCGAAATTTATCGTACGAAATTCCGGAGCAAATCGCGGAACTGAACGCGCGTGTGACTGCCTGGACTGTACCAAAAATACTCGCAGAACTCGGAATGTATAAGTACTACTTGAATGATATTAATACACTACCTGACCCGATTAAGTTACCTGTCAATCAGAGCAGTGCCGGCACCCGTTCGTTGCCGTTCAAGCCTTTTTTTTAGGCGCAGCACGCTTCTTAGGTACCTTTTCCGCCGTAGCCGTAGCAGCAGCGGATGCGTAGGAGTCCTCGCGCGCCTTGACATAGACCTCGTACGCAGAGCGGAATGTACGTAGGTCCGAGAGCCAGAGCATCTCTTGGGACGTTCCCGTCAGAGCACGGTGCTTCTCTTGGTGG